CATCTTTAATGATTACATCTCTGTTACCATCAATTTCTAAAGCAACACTAGCATCTATATTAAATTGTATTGAATCATCATGGAAAAAAGCTAAAGTGTCTTGTCCAGAGTCTAAGATAGTAAAGCTATCTCCACTACCTGTTTGAAGGTAAACATTATTATCCGTATTTCTTAACGCAATACTTGGGTTTCCTGCCGCTGGAAGTGCAACAGAGGTAAATAGTATATCATCTACTGTAGTAGATCCAACCACAGTTATACCTGCTGCAGGAGAAACTAGTCCACCAACCGCCAAGGTAGATGCCATATCTACAGCACCATCAATGTCCACGACATCAAGGTTTGTTGTACCGTCTACGTCTATGTCACCAGAAATGTCTAGTGAAGCAAATGTTCCAACTCCTGTAACTGTGAGATTACCTCCAGAACTTAATGACATTTTTTCAGCTGCTGCTTCTGATGCACCTGTTTTAAAAGATAACTTTGTAGTGTTTACAGTGGAACTAAATGTACCTTCAGCTACAGCTTCAATCGCTGCACCGTCTAATAATGCATCTGAACCACTAGATTCACTAGGAGCATTAAACGTGATCTTACCTAATACATTACCTGATTCTACAGATGTATCACCTGTCTGTAGGTTTAACTCAAACCCACTTGCAGCTTTCATCTTCAAGCCAGTATCAGCTTCATGTGTAATTGTAACATCACCATCAGCACCGATAGCTATAATCTGAGCATCAGAGTTAAGCTCTAGGGTAGGAGTAGTAATCTCAAGTTGTGTATCAGCAATAATATCTAACTGACCATCTGCACTTGAGTTAATAGCTATTGCTGCATCTCTAAATTGTATAGCAGAACCTGCATTTAATAAAAGTCCTGTGTCATGTACGTGTGTTAAACTTACATCACTATTAACACCAAAGTTTAATACGGCCGCATCACTCTGTAGTGTAAGATCATCACCAACAATAAGGTCTGTGCTAATATTAACAACTGTGCTTGCATTAATATCTACAGTAGGAGAAGTTATTTCTATCTCTGTATCTGCATCAATATCAAGTTGTCCATCAGTGCTTGAGTTAATAGATATTGCTGTGTCTCTAAACTGTATAGCTTTATCAGTAGCTACAAGTATAGTCTCCCCCAGACCATCAATGTAGGCTAAACCATCTAAATACAAATCTTTAAACTCTAAAGAAGATGTTCCTATATCTAATGTATTATCAGTCTTAGGTTTAATTACTGATGCACTAACAACAAAGTCTTGTGCAGGACCTAATACTGTAACTACACCCCCTTCACCTGAAGTACCATCATGTGTGTGACCTGATGTACCAAAGGCTGATTCTATTGCATCATATTCACCATCTAGGTCTGATGCATTGATTACATTCCCATCTGCTATATTATTAGATGAATCGTTTCTTGTATATCCTGTACCCATTTTAATCTACCTTCTTGTATATGTATCATATTCTAGAGTAAGTGCATCTAAAGAATATGGGGGGTTAGTGTTATTAGACTCAAATTGCATAGATACTGTAAATCCTGAACCTATTGTTTGCGCTTGAAATGTTTTTTGCAGTTTAGTTCCATATGTTCCTGAACCGTAAGCGGCTGTTCCATAAAATCCTATTTCATTACCTGTGTTAGAAAAGTCTATCTTACTAGGTTGTACACTATCTTTTTCATCAAAGTCAAATTTTAAACTTAAATCAAACGCAACACTACCTTGAGGATCAGCATAAAGATAAACTTTATAGAATGCTTTCCTTACCCTTGGATCATTAACAGGTAAGAAAGGAGTAGCAAAAGTTGTTGGTATGTTTGACCCATTAAAATTATTTCCGTTTTCTAGTTTATAAACATACCCATCATTGTTAGCAAAAAATGTTAACTCTGTTTCTTCATTATAGTTTCCACCTGCAACATAGGCTCTTATTCCTCTCGTTTCTGCAAATTGAACACTTGATCCACCCTGAGAAGAAAATTGCGTTGCTATAATTCCTTGAGAGCTTTCTTCATTAATATTTGTATTATATCCAAGAAGTCTATACTGAGACTTTTCTCTAATAACAACGCTAGAAAAACTTGTATTAGTTGCAATAAAAGAAGTTAAATTTTTCTGTATTGACTTTGATATAACGCCTAGTCCAAAGTCTCCTATTCTTTCTGTACCACTTAAAAGTCTTAAACCATCAGGAGCAAGAAAAATAATATCTCCACCAACTTCTTGTATTGTATCTCCTTCTAAACAACCTATATCTCTTGTAATTGGTTGTAGTTGAAAGTCAGCAATAGTATTTCCTACAAGTCTAAAAATACTTCTTTCAGTAAAGATAACAAGTTGTTCTCTAAAAACAGATAGTCCTGTAATTATAGCTCCTACATTAATTGTACCTGAACCATTAGCAGCTGAAAAATCCGAATCTGTAAAAGGAGCAGTAAAAGTTATTGCACTTCCTTTTGCAAATATAAGTTGATTTTTAAAATTTACTACGTACTTAGCTCCAAGAACATCTGTCGGTGCATCATTTAAAACCGTAAAGATACTATCATCATAAAGAGCAGGGTGATTAACTCCATCCACCATTGCTATTTTTAAACTACTACTAAAGTTGTAAGAAGCAAATCTAATTTTTGTTGCATTTTCTCTAGGTGTACTTATAAAAGTAATCACGGCATTATCTGCAGGTGAACTAGCTAAGTTAGGATTTATGTTTAATGTAGATCCACCTGAACTTACAGTTGCATCTGCTGTCACTGTGTATACTTTGTCAATACCTGCTATAGTAAAAATATCCCCTACTTGAGGAGCTGCTGTTAGACCATCTACAGCTAATGTACCACCACTTTGACTTCCTGCATTAACTAGTACTGTACCATAACTAGGTTTATTTATTTTAGTATAGCCTGAACCTGTAGTTTTAAATATATCATTGTTACGTGATACTATTGCTTTATCTTCCCAACTAGTCACACCATTAACAAGATGTTTTGTTGTTGTACTAGCAAAGGTAACTAATGCACCATTAGCAGGACTAGAAGCAAGAGAGCCTGTTAAAGTTAATGTAGCTCTATTATTCGTACTGTCATAAGATACACCACCTGACGCAATAGTGTATGTTCCTGTTACACCTGCTACTGTAAGTGTATCTGCTGCTTCAGGTGTTTTATGAATAGCAGCAATGATTAATGTTGTACCTGATTGAGATGCACCATGAACTACTGGATTACCATATGGAGGTACAATATTAGAATCAAATTTAGTAAACCCTAATATTCTTCTGTAGCCTCCTTCTATAGAAGGTTCAAAGTTTTTTAAAGTTCTTGCAGATCCCGGAACATTAATACCTTGTTGAAGAGGACTCATATTTGTTATTAAGCCTCCCTTAAACTCAATAGGGTATGTACTCCAAGTTGTAGGCATATTAACTTACCCTTATAAGAGGTGTAAATGTTTCATTTTGCTGTATCATTGTGGATCTCAAGTAGTTGTACCTATTAATATAAAGACTTCTCATATTCTTAATACCTTCTTGAAATTTACCTTGAAGAACTTGAGCATCCTGTAAGTTACCCCTAAACAAATATGCGTAGTACATTGATCCATCTACAATAACATGTCTAAATTGTTCAGGTAATGCAGGAACATCTGTTGCACTAACAAGATCTATAGGCAGTCTATAGTATTCATATACTAGTTCATAAGCATTATTAGGTGGAGGCACAACTCCAAACTCTTGACTAGGAGATCTAAAGACATGAGTAGGTATTGCTCTTATACCTGTATTAGACGTATTATACTCTAAATCTATAAACTTTGTCAAGTACTCTTCATAAGATAACAAAGTTAATTTTTTAGTTTCATTACTAAAGGTACTGCTTCTTTTTATACGAAAGCTATTAAAGTCTATTGTTTTAGCATCAGAGGGATATGCATACCTTACTTCACCTGCTGTTAATGTGTCTTCTTGCTCAACATGATTAAAAGGCCACTGTTGTTCATGTTGATTACAGTAACGAATAGAAGAATTAATACTGTCTTTAATAGCACTGTATGCACCAGTAGAAGAAGCAAAATTAGTTGATGTTAGTTCTACTTCATTTAGTCTTCTATTAACATCATTTGTCAAGCCTAAAAAATCGTAAGCCATTACTTCTCCCTAACTTTTAATTTAATACTTCTTTGTGCAACACTGCCTGTAGAGTCAGTCATAGTACAAAAGAATGTGTATTCTTCATTGGCTGTACCACCTGCTATGTTAATTGTGGCTACAGTTGCCGCACCAGTGGGAGTATTTGTTTGAGATACATTCTGTATAGAGTCTGTTACTGCTGAACTAGAAGCTGTTGTTAAAGTTTCTCCTGCAGCTAGAGTTGTTTGTGTTGTATAGTTTGTTGATTTAACTGCCCAAACAGTAGTAGTTATTGTAGCAGTTCCTAAAAATCTTGACCAATCTACACTATAATCTAGTGTTTCATCTGGATCTTTGTTGGGCCATTTAAAACTCATATTTAATCCTCGCTTGCATATACTGTTCTATCAGCAGAAGTTGGTTGTCTTTCTATATAGATAGTTCTATTTTCACCTGCAACTAACGCTGTTCTTTCGGCTGATGTAGACATTACGCAGCCCTTGCTATAAAAACAGTTCTTCTTCTACTGTATAGTTCTTTTACTGCCTCATAATCAAACACTGTGGCACTTGTTGATAATGCACCTGCTTGACCTGTTCCTACTGCTCCTTGGATACTTCCCTCTACCTGATCATCACCAGTAAGAGCCAATGTTTCATTTGTTGTACCACTTGATCCACTTACAGATAATAGTTGCGATATTGCTCTAGAAGATGCTACGTTTTGTTCAGTAAGTGATACACCTTCAACAGCGGCTAGTCTTTCACTTTTTGATGTAATACTTGTTGTTGCAAAAGCTACTAGTGAAAATAAAAAACTTGCTATATCAGGATTAAAAGCACCCATAACAGTTGCAGGTGCAGATTGTGTTGTTGTTCCTATACTTCCTGTTGAGCCAAGTCCACTAATTGATGTATCTATTTGTGCTTCAGTCGCACCAAAAGCAGAAGTACCTTGAACACCTGTTAAAGAGATTGCACTTATTGCTGTTTTAGTTACTGCACCTAAAGCACTTGTACCTACAACACTTGAAATTGTAGTGTTTATTTGTACTTCAACTGTACCTATTGCACCTGTACCAACAGCACTCTCTAAGGCTTCTGTAGGTTTTACTTCAACTGTGCCTACAGCACTTGTACCTACAACACCTGATACAGCTATTATTGGTGTTACTCTACCATATCGTGCTGTACCAAATGTACCTGTACCATATAGCGCATCATTTGCACCATATGTAGCCATACTAGGCTATCCTTACAATAGCATTACTTGCATCAGCTGCAGGAAATGATACAGTAAAATCACCTGCTGTTGAAGCAACTGTTCCACCAAAACTAATTACAGCTATTGCTTTATTACTTTGACTTGAGTTATAAATAATTGCACCAGATGCTGATACAGTAGCATTTGAAAAAGTTGAATCTGCAAAGTCTAATAATGCTGTTGTTCCTGAAGTAGTAATCGCAGCACTACCTAATGTGTTACCACCTGATGAGTAATTTGTACCAGATGCTTCATCAGAATTGCCTGTTACATCTGAGTAATTAGTTGTAGCTGCACCATACGTACCTGACTCACTTGATTTAATTAAAGCAAGTTTAATTGTGTTTGTATCTAAATCGTGCGTACCACCTAAGAGTTCACCCTTAAAAGATGTACACATTGCCGTTGTAACACCCATATCTTTTTCCTTTATAAAATCTTTATGTTAAAAGAGAGGGCAAGTTTCCCTGCCCCCTCAATTAGTATAGTTTTTATACGTTATCTCTAGATGCAGATGCAGCTTCACGATGAGCTGCTGATACATCAGCGATAATTGCATACACTCTTAATCGTCCTGTAGCAGGAGTAGCACCTGCAACTGTAACGTCAATAGTATCTGCGGCACCTACACAAGCTAAAGCTGCAGCAGCAAAAGTTGAAGCCGCCCCAGTGTTTACTATGTTAGCTTCACCATTAGAGCCTTTAACAAGATAAGTACCTGCAGCAGCGTCTAATGCAGCACCGTCAATAATGTCATCGCCACCTGCGAAGTCAATATCACATGTGCAAGAACCAGTGAAAGATTTCATAATCTCTGCACCTGCTGCAACCACTACTGATTCTGCAGGTATTTCAAGAAGTTGAAATATATCACCGTTTGCAGGAGAAGTTCCTGCAGCAACCATAGCATCAATATCTAAGATTGCTTCTATTGTCCTTACAGTATTACCTACAACCGTAGGGACTGCAGAAACATTTGCTCCAACACCATTGGTACTGGAGGATGTCATATCAAAAGTAGCCATTATATATTCCTCCTTTAACCTGCGTTGTATTTAGCAGTCACGATAGCTTCAGGACGAAGTATCTTTCTGCCATATAGATGCATACCACGAACAATGTCAGCAAAGCTGTCAGGGTCACGATATGTTTCTGTTTTACTTAACTGTTCTGCAGTGGCAATAGCAGATCCATGTCCTGCAACAATCGCACCATAGTTGGCGTTCTGGTTAGCAGTACCTGAAGTACCCGGCCCTGTTCCTACAGAAGGCAAGTTGCTTGAAACGTATACTTTAAAACCTGCTAGGTTATTAAGTACAATTCCATTTTGTAGCTTACCTGCTCCACCGTAGTCTGCATTCATCAACTTAGAGTTCTCGTCACCAAGTAGTTCTAAGAACACAGGGTCAACAACAAGCCATCTGTCTTGTGTATCTACCTGCTGTTGATTTAACAGTCTTGCCATACGATTAACAACAACCATTGGTGTAACAGCTGCAGTGCCTACAGAAGTAGCTCCACCTGTTAAATTAACTACAGGAACAGAGTGATCTCCTGCAGATGATGTTGTAATGCTACCAAATGAACTCTTAATCAATTTCATTGAAGTAAGAAGTTCGTCTGATCCTGCACTTGATAGAGCTTTGCTACCATTAACAGCATCATTAACAGCACCTGCATTACTATGCAGAGATGACTGTTTATAACCTGATAGATAGCCTAGCACTTCTTGATCGTATTGATCAGCTAGTCTATATGCAGCTCTGTCAGTAGCGAGTTGCATAAAGTTAATGTGTGAGTGAGCTTCCTCTATGTCATCCATTTTAAAAGCGTAGTAGTTTGCTTTATCAACGACTAAAGAAAAATCCTCGTCTTCTAGATCTTGTGCAGTTACCTGAGTACCTCTGGCATATGCACTAACTGAAATTTCAGGTTCTTTGATAATTCTAACGGTGTCTCCCTGATTAGAAATCTCTCCAAAATAGTCTGAGTTGGTTATATCACCAACAACAGTTGACTTACGAAACGCAAGCTGTACTTGTTTGGAATAGATTACAGGAGAGAAATTACCGTTAGGCAGATTACCATAACCTGATGCTGTGGTAAAAGCCATAATAAATCCTCCTATGATTGGTTTGGCTTAGTTAAAAGCTAAACAACTCACGTAGAGGCTATACTTTTTAGAGTGCATAAAACTATTAAGTAGCAAGCCTAATAATTAGTGGATCTATACTTGTATAGGTAGTCTTGATTGTGTTTAGACTTTGGGTTTACTTAAATATAAAGGTAGTCTATAGTAGAGGCTTTATATCTAAG